CCCAGAGAATCAGATGGAACATATAATGTTGATTAGTATTCTATAAGTGGTTCAGCTCATTTTGCAAATAAAGCTGATTTAATATGCGTAGTATCTAGAAATTTTGCTGAAGAAAGAACATCTTTTCAAGTTAAAAAGGTCAGGGAAGCGGATTTGTACGGACAAATTTCTGAAACTTTTTTCAAATGGCATGCCAAAACAAGATGCTTTCACCAATTAGATAGCAACGCATGGAGAAAACATGACTAAAGGTATGAGAAACAATCAAGCCAAACATATAGACTTTGGTTTCTTATCTGGAGTTATAGAAGATAATCCTAAAGCTATGCCTAGTGATTTAGATATGGTGTTAGAACGAAAGGGTAAGTTTCTTATTGCTGAATGGAAAAGAGATGGTGAAGAACTATCTATGGGTCAGAAGATATTATTAAAGGCTCTAGCTAAACATGATAATTTTAAGGTGCTTATCATAGAAGGCTATTCATATGATGGTAATACTGAAGTGAAAAGAATAGGAATCATTAAAAAAGATAAGTTGGAAAAAATAGCAGAAGGAATAGATGGGTTGAAGAAGGTAATCAAAAGATGGTATAAATACGCTAATAAATAGATTAAGATATATTTATTTGAACATTATAAAAGGATTATATGCCAAAGATTGAAAGTAATGAAAATAAAGAAATGGTTTCAAAGTTGTCTGGACTTGGGTTAACTCATATCCAGATTGCGTCTGTTCTTGGCATCAGTAGAACAACCTTATATAAACATTACAAAGAAGAACTAGATTCTGGAAAGGCTATGTGTATTGGTAGAGTTGCAGAAAATCTTTATAAGATGGCAACTGGAGATATATCAGCTAGAAATACTTTAGGTGCAGCGATATTCTACCTCAAAACTCAAGCAAATTGGAGAGAGGTTAATACTATAGAGGTAACTGATGGAAGCGAAAACCAAGCCAAATTTAGAGAATTGGCAGAAGCAATACAACGAACTAGACTCACAGACACAGAAAGCGAGTCTACTATTAACTAAGTGGTATGCAATAGCCAGAGATAAGCAGTTAATAAAAGATGAAGATGATTACAATATTCAGCTTTTTCTTGCTGGAAGGGGATTTGGCAAGACATTAACACTAAGTTATGACGCAACTATCTATTGCTTACTTAATCCAAACTCTATTGTAGGTGTGGTAGCTCCAACTTATTCCGATTTAAAAAAGATAATCTTTCAAGGTGAATCTGGATTTCTTAGTATCATTGATAGAGAACTATTGTCTAACTCTGGATACAACAAAACAGACAATCAAATTGAGTTCACAAACGGCTCAAAAATTATAGGCTACCCAGCCATTGAGCCAGACCGCTTGAGAGGAAACAACTTCCATAGAGCATATTGTGATGAATTAGCAAGTTGGCGATATGCCACAGAAACTTTTGATAACTTGATGATGGCTTTGCGATTAGGCGAAAGTCCGAAATGTATTATTACCACAACACCAAGACCGATAGAACTAATCAAGCAGTTGGTGGTTAGAGCAGATACCAAAGTAATTAAAGGAAATACTTTTGAAAATGCTGAGAACTTAGCTCCATCAACTATTAAGATGTTAAAGGAACGATATAGTGGAACTAGAATAGGACAGCAAGAGTTATATGGTCAAATATTAGAAGATATAGAAGGTGCATTATTTAATGCAACAAACATAGAAAAAAACAGGGTAGAACTTGCTCCAGAATTAACAAGGGTGGTAGTTGCTGTAGACCCAGCCGTAACTTCAAACAAAAATATCTCAGGCAAAAGAGATTCAGATGAAACAGGAATTATTGTTGCTGGTAGAGGTGTTGATAATCATTACTATATTTTAGGCGATTATTCTGGTATTTTTAGTCCAGATATGTGGATTAAAAAGGCGATTGAGTGTTACTATAAATGGGAAGCAGACTTTATTGTGGCAGAAACAAATCAAGGTGGAGATTTGATTGAGAAATTATTAAGAGTTCAAGACGCTAATGTTCCTTATAAGGGAGTCCATGCTAAACGTGGCAAGGTGCTACGAGCAGAGCCAGTAAGCAGTATTTTCGAACAGGATAAAGCTCATATGGTGGGATATTTTAAAGAGTTAGAAGAACAAATGTGTTCATTTACACCTTACACAGTAAAAAGTCCAGATAGGTTAGACGCATGTGTTTATGCGATAAGTAGCCTTCAAAATTCTGGAAGTGCAATTTTTAGAATCAGTTGAGGAATATATAATGGGATTATTTGATAGATTCAAAAAACAAACAGAGCAGATTCAAAGAAAAGAAGCTCCAAAAGTATTAATAAATAAGATTAATGCTTATCAAAGCAAAACCAATAGAAAGTATAAACAGTTTGCTGATGACGGATATCAACAGAATTCTATTGCATACCGTTCTATCAATTTAATCGCTAACAACGTATCAGCAACATCATTTAAAGTTTTTTCTGGCGACCAAGAATTAGAAAACCATGAACTCATATCATTATTAAAAAGACCAAATCCATTACAAAGTGGTGTTGAGTATTTTCATTCAATGGTGAGTTATTTATTAATATCAGGAAACTCTTACATGTTAAAAGATAAAGAGTTTGGTAGCCCAAAAGAATTATATTTGTTAAGACCAGATAGAGTTGAGATTAAAGCAGAAAGCTCAATGATTCCATCAAAGTATTGCTATAAGATAGATGGTAAGATAGTAAATGAATATCCTGTGGATAACCTTACAGGAGCTTCTCAACTGAAGCATATTAAACTCTGGAATCCTTTAGACGATTTCTACGGATTATCACCTATTGTTGCTGGAGCTTATAACATTGACCAACATAACTTAGCTGTATTACATAATGTAGGATTATTAAAAAACGGCTGTACACCGTCAGCTATGCTTAAATTTCAGCCTAAAGATGAAACAGGTATGTCTGCAACATTAACAGATGACCAGAGAGCCATGATATTAGAAGATTTAGAGTTTAGATTTAGAGGTAGTAATAACTCAGGCAGACCAATGTTACTTGAAGGTGATTTTGATTATGTTCAGATGGGATTAAATCCAAAAGACATGGATTTCTTGGAGTTGATGAATGCGTCAGCCAGAGAAATTGCATTGTGTTTTGGTGTTCCAGCTCAATTAGTAGGTTTGTCAGATACCACTTATGCCAATGTTGCAGAAGCTAGATTATCCTTGTATGAGGAAACCATTATCCCATTATTGGATAGAATTCAATCAGATTTAAACGAATGGCTTACACCGTTATATGATGGTGATTTAAGAATTCAATACGACATAGACTCTATTCCAGCTATGGCAGAGAAACGCAAACAGGTCTTTGCCAATGTCAGTCAAGGCGTTCAGCAAGGTATTTTAACTAGGAACGAAGCCAGAGAAAGACTTGGGCTTGAGCCGATAGATGGTGGCGATAGTTTATTAGTACCTTCAAATTTATTCCCATTGGGTGAGGTAGATGATACTGCTCCAGACGAAGATAATGATATGCCAGTAGATTCTGAAGGAAATGAGAAATATGATGATACATATGAATTGCTGTACGGTGAGAAAGAAGAAAAGCTAGATGAATATCCAGATGGAGAAGATGTTGACCCAAAGTTACCTAGTGCCTACCGTTTAGGCACAGCACAAAAAAATTGCGGTAACTGCATCCATTACGAAAACAAATATGGTGATTTCTTTGACGCAGAAGTCAGAGCAGAATATTTATGTAATGCTTGGGCTGGAGAGGAAGAAAAAGCATTATCTGATTTAGACCTTGTGCCAACTGATTCAATGGCTAGGGAAGCACAAAAAGGTTTAGACATGAGAAAAGAATTTGGCAGAGGTGGAACAGCAGTAGGTGTTGCAAGAGCAAATCAGCTAGTGAGAAAAGAAAGATTATCTCCTAGTACAGTTTTAAGAATGTTCTCATTCTTTTCAAGGCATGAAGTAGATAAACAGGCAGAAGGATTTAACAGAGGTGAAAAAGGCTTTCCCTCTGCTGGAAGAATAGCGTGGCAACTTTGGGGAAGCGATACAGCTTTTAGTTGGGCTAAAAGGAAAAGAAATCAGATTATGGCAGAGAGAGAAAAGTCATTTGATGATATGGAGATTAAAGTTGCTGGATTGTCTAAGACAGTAGAAAAAGCTCTACAAGGTAAGGTTGACGAACACAACGATAAGTATGGAGATAAGAAAGGCAAGCGAGTAACTGTTGGTATGCTTGGTAAAGTTTTTAAACGTGGTGTAGGAGCATATAGAACTAATCCATCAAGTGTTAGACCAGGTGTCAGGTCAGAAGACCAATGGGCTTATGCTAGAGTAAATGCTTTCTTGGTTGCTGTAAGGACAGGTAAATTTAGAGGTGGTAAGTTTGATTTAGATTTGTTACCTAAAGACCACCCATTATCGTCAAAGGAGTAGACTATGTTTAAATTTGGAAAAGGCTCACTAGAAAAATTAGAAACAGTTCACCCAGACTTAAAATTAGTTATGAATGAAGTTATTAAGCTAACACCGATTGATTTTGGCATCACAGAGGGCATGAGAAGCCTAGAAAGAGCCGAACAATTGAAAGCTGATGGATTGAGCAAGGTTGGAGCAAAGTCTTTGCATTGTCAGGGTAAGGCTGTAGACATAGCTTGCTATGATAAAGGCAAAGTTACTTGGGAGCTAGAATATTACGAAGCTGTTGCTGGAGTGGTTGGAGAAGTTTGCGAAATCCTAGATATTAAAATAAGATGGGGTGGAAGCTGGGTAACAGGAGATTTCAAACTGAATAGGGATATGAATTTTATTGACGCAGTTCATTTTGAAATAATTGAGTAGATGTCAAAAATCAGGATTAATAGGCGTAAGGACTACAAAGAGCAACTCAAGTTATATCTCAATCTTTCTAAAAGTCTTAATGCTAAGACTAAAAAATTATTTAAAAAAACAGCCAGAATAGCAGAGAGAGAATATATTGCAGTTGGTGATATGTATTATACTTTTCTAGAAGATTTTTCAGATGAATTATTTAAAATATTATCTAATCATTACAGGGTAGTTATTACAGCTACAAGTGAACGATTGATAAAGCAACGAGAAACCAAACAAGAAGATGAAATAGATATTATTGTTGCTAGTTATATTGCACAAGTAACAGCTACTAAAGTAACGCAAGTATCCGAAACCACTAAAAAACAAATACGACAAGCAATTAAGATTGGTATTGCAGACGGTTTATCTATTCCGCAGATAGCTGAAAAGATTAGACGTAATAAATCTTTTGCTCCATATCGAGCCACTATGATTGCTAGAACAGAAACTCATTCTGCTATGAGTTATGGCAATAATGAAATATCTAAAACATTAGGTTTGGATAGACCTGTCAAAGAATGGAATAGTGCTTTGGATGATAGAACAAGACAATGGCACAGGGCTATGAATGGAACAGTAATATCAACTAATGAAATGTTTAAGGTTATGACACCCATAGCTGGCGGTGGCTTTACTGAAAATAGAATGAATTACACAGGCGATTATCAAAATGGCGGTGCTTTAAATGTTATTAATTGTCGCTGTTTTACCCTGTATTATGACTCAGAAGATGAAATAATTTAAATTAATTTTAAATAGCTATATAAATCAATCACTTATAACTACATTTATTTTATATATATACTTTAC